CAATGAAGAGGTTTGGAATGATTATGTTAAAACAGGTAAAGTAAAAGGATTTAGTATAGAAGGCTTTTTTGCCGATAAAATTAAAGCATCAAAGGTAGAAAAAATACAAACACTTGAAGAAATAGAAGAAGAAGAGGCTGCTGAAATGCTTTCTATGATTAAAGGCATTGTAAAGGATGGTAAGGTAGAAATGGAGTCTTATTCAGATTATCCCAATTCAGTTAAAAACAATGCTCAAAGAGGTATTGATTTAAATAAAGAAGTTAACAACAAATGTGCAACGGATGTAGGCAAAATAAGAGCGCAACAACTAGCACAAGGTAAACCTATATCAGTAAGTACAATAAAAAGAATGTACTCTTATTTGAGTAGGGCAGAAGAATACTATAATGAAAAAGACAAGGAAGCGTGTGGTACAATCTCATATCTTTTATGGGGAGGTAAATCTGCCAAAACTTGGGCATTGAGTAAACTAAAACAATTAAAAATCAAATAAAATGAATAAAAGAGAATTAAGTAAAGTGTTCAGCAGACTAGCAAAAGAGGAAGTTAATCTAGGAACTCATAGAGTTGAATTAACCATTATAATGGATATTCAAAAATATTTAAAAAGTGCTGAAGGTTATTTTGACGAGGCTATTGATTCTGAAAATGAACTTGCAGAATACACTTCAGAAATAGAAAATACAAAAGATTTATTAAGAAGATCAATAGAAAATGCTAAAAAAGAAGTTCAATATCTAAAAACAGGAATGAAGGGTGATATAGACGAAATAAAAAACAGAGCATCAAAAGCAGCAGGAGAATTAGGAATTGATCTTAAAGATATTAAAGGTATGAAAGAATTAGAAGCATTAATTCAAGAGGGAAAATTATCTGCTAAAAATTTAGAAAATCAAATAAAATTTGCATCAAAAGAAGCCAAGTAAATGCAAGGCATTAAAAGAAAGAATTACATTCCTAATCCTACATCTCCAAGAGGAGGTAGAAGAGCGTGTTTGTGTCCCGATAATACCTATTCAATAAAGTGTTGTGATGGTGATAATTGGGCACAAGGCATTGGTGTTATTACAGGAGTAGAAGGTAATTTTTTAGCAAAAGAAGATGATGATTTAATTCTTCAAGAGGATAACAATAAAATTATAGTATAATGGCAAATTCAAAAATATCTGCTTTACCAATAGCAACTGCATTACAAGGTGATGAGGCATTTGCATTAGTTCAAAGTGGTACAACTAAAAGAACTACTTTAAGCGATATAGACAATTATGTTATTGCAACACACATAACAGTTGCAGATGGTACTACTGTGAATTTATCAGATAGTACTTATGCTAGTTCTACTTTAATAAAGTTAACATTTACTGCAACAGGAGGAGTAGAGAATGCAACAGTTAATTTGCCTAATGTAAACGGAACAAACACAAACAGATTAATAAGATTTATCTCTGACACAACATTTACATCTAATACTAGGGTTAGTTTAACTACTATTAATGGAGCAACCATAGATGGTTCATCCTCTCCTTATATTATCAATAAAGAATACGAAGGTGTTCAGTTGTGGAGCGATGGAACAGAGTGGTTCATAATTCAAAAGAAAGCGTGAAAATGCAAAATAAATTTTAATAAACGTTATATCAATATGAAATCAAATGAAGTTTTAAACCAAATCAAAACGGTTTTGGGTATTGAGGTTAAACTTGAAACTCAAAAGTTAGAAAATGGGACTGTTTTAGAAGCAGAATCATTTGAAAAAGGGAGTGATATATTTATCATGACTGATGATGAAAAGGTAGCACTTCCTGTTGGTGAGTATATGCTTGAAGATTCAAGGCTTTTAGTTGTTGAAGAAGAAGGTAAAATTGCTGATATTAGAGAAGTGAGTGATGAAGTTCCTCAAAAAGAAGAAACAGAAGATTTAGTTGAAGAAGATTTGACTGAAGAAAGCCTAGAAGAAGAGGCTGATGTTGCTGATTGGCAAGGAATGGAAAAAAGAATTAAAAATCTTGAGGATGCCATTGCGGATTTAAAAGCCGATAAAATGGAAGCAAGTAAAGTAGAGAAAGAAGTTGAAGAAAAACTTGAAGAAAAACTTTCTGCAGAACCTGCTGCCAAAGCAATCAAGCACAATCCCGAAGGTGAATCAAGTAAGCAAGTAAAAATGCACATTTCTCCTAACCGAGCGATGAGTACAAGAGATAGAGTTTTTCAAAAAATATCAAATTTAAAATAAAATGGCTGTAAATATAACAAGCACTTATGCAGGAGAATTTGCAGGGGAGTACATCTCTGCTGCTCTTCTAAGCGGTAACACTATTGCAAATGGTGGAATCGAAGTAAAACCAAATATCAAATACAAAGAGGTTATCAAGAAGGTAGCAACAAGTGGTTTGGTAGTAGATGCAACTTGTGATTTCACAAGTGCAGGATCAGTTACATTAACTGAGAGAATTATTCAACCCGAATATTTCCAAGTAAATCAAGAAATGTGTCTCACACCTTTCCAATCTGATTGGGAGGCTGCACAAATGGGATACTCTGCTTTTGATCAATTACCTCCTAAGTTTAGTGATTTTATTATTGGGCAATTTGCCTCAGAAGTCGCTGCTAAGACAGAATCCAATATTTGGAGTGGTACAAACGCTACAACAGGTGAGTTTGATGGATTCGTAACACTTATGACTGCTGACGCTGATGTAATTGATGTTGCAGCAGGTGCAGTTGTTGTTGGAAACGTAGTTGCAGAAATGCAAAAAATAGTTGACGCAATTCCTGCTACTTTGTTTGGTAAGGAAGATTTGCACATATATGTATCACAGAACATTGCAAAGGCTTATGTTGGTGCAATGGGTGCATTGGGAAGTGGTATCGATAACAAAGGAGCATTGTGGTATCAGAATGGCGCACCTTTATCATTTGGTGGTATTCCATTATTCGTAGCAAATGGATTAGGAAATAATCAAGCAGTTGCTGCTGAGAAATCTAATCTGTATTTTGGTACATCTTTACTTAGCGATCAAAATGAAGTTAAGTTGTTGGATATGAGGGATTTGGATGGCTCACAAAATGTGAGATTGGTGATGAGATTTGCAGCAGCCGTACAGTACGGAATTGGTTCTGACATCGTTCTTTACTCTTAATAAATTTTAAACCATAAGAAAGGGGTAGGTGGTTATGTCTATCTACCCCTTTTTTTTAAAATATAAAAAAATATGGCATGTAATGTATCAGCAGGAAGAGTACTTCCTTGCAAGGCAGGATTCGGAGGAATTAAGGCTGCTTACTTTTTTGATCTAGATGGATTAGGAGCATTGACATATACAGATGGAGTTATTACTGCAATAGCAGGTACTCCTACTGTTTATGAATATGATGTGAAAAATACATCTTCGCTAGAAACTGCAATTAACAGTTCTAGGGAAACAGGAACTACATTCTATGAGCAAACGCTTAGTTTAACTTTAACTTATCTAGATGCACCAACACAAGAGCAAATTAAATTACTTGCTTGGGGGCGTCCTAGTGTAGCGGTTGAAGATTACTATTCGAATATGTTCATAGTAGGTTTGGAAAATGGTGTAGAAATGACAGGTGGAACAATCGGCACAGGAACACAACCCTCCGATTTGAGTGGATTCACAATGACATTGGTAGGGCAAGAACCCGATCCTGCAACATTTATCACTTCAACATTGATAACAGGAGCAACTCAAGGAACAAAAATTGATCCTACTTCAGCAGTAACTCCTTAATTATTTATTTTCTTCTAGTAAAAGCATCTCTTTGAGGGGGTGCTTTTTTTTTGTCTTATTTAGTTGACAGTACACTACTGTCAATTCTTTTTAACCTTAAAATTGTTTATAAAAATGCAAGAATTATACAATCAAATCCAAAGTTTAGAATCTCAATTAACAGGTAATATGTTCACAGACATGGAAATAAAAGATAAAATTCATAATTTAAAAATGAAATTAAATGGTTCTAAACCTAGTTCTTCGGAAATTGATTGTGTGGGGTGTGGATCATAAAACAAAACCCCAATTTTTTTGCGTTATATAGGTATGATTGTATTAACAACATCAGCATCTGCACAAACATTTAAGATAATACCAAGAGATTACACTTTAACAAGTTTTACAATGGTTATTAGAGATGACAGTACAAATACAAGTGTGACATACAATATTACAGGTGTCACTACAAGTGGAAATTATAGAACATTTCAAAACACATTCTCACCTGTTTTAGTATCAAATCACTTTTACGACATGACATTAAGTTCGGGAACAGATGTTATTTTCAAGGATAGAATCTTTTGTACTGATCAAACAATCAATCAAGTGAATAATGATTATTACAACCTAAATGAAGGACAATTCACAACAGATGATTCTTACAACAACGAATACATAGTAGTATGAAAAGACAAAAGAGTTTACCCAAAGGTGTGACAAAAGAACCAAGTATTGGATTTGTTAATTTAAGCACCTACACTTCACCCGAAGTAAAAGAGGTAAAAAACAAAGATTGGGTAGAATACGGTGTTGACAATAATTACTTTCAATTCTTAATTGATAGGTATAACGGATCACCCACAAACAACGCTGCTATTAATGGCATAAGCCAAGCAATATATGGCAAAGGATTAAACGCAACAGATGCCAATAAGAAACCCGATGAATATGCTCAGATGGTTTCATTATTTGGTAAAGATTGTGTTAGGAAATTATCCTATGATTTAAAATTAATGGGGCAATGTGCTGCTCAAATTATCTATTCTAAAAACAGAAAAAAGATAATTAAAGTAGAACACTTTCCAATAGAAACTTTAAGAGCAGAAAAAGCCAATGAAGATGGAGAAGTTCCTTCGTATTACTATTTTAAGGATTGGACAAATATAAAACCTAGTGATACACCATTGAGAATACCTGCATTTGGGATGTCAAAAGAGGATATTGAGATTTTATACATTAAACCATACAAAGCAGGTTTTTATTATTACTCACCTGTGGATTATCAAGGTGGTTTGCAATATTGTGAGTTAGAAGAAGAGATTTCTAATTATCACATCAATAATATAATGAATGGGTTAGCACCTTCCATGCTCATTAATTTCAACAACGGCACACCCAACCAAGAGGAAAGGCAATTACTAGAAAGTAAAATTGCATCTAAATTTAGTGGAACAAGTAATGCAGGTAAATTCATACTTGCATTCAATGATAATGCTGAATCAAAAGCAGATATTACACCTGTTCAATTATCAGATGCACACAATCAATATCAATTCCTTTCAACAGAGGCTACACAAAAAATAATGGTTGCTCATAGGGTTGTATCTCCTATGTTATTAGGAATAAAAGACAATAGCGGATTAGGTAACAATGCAGATGAAATTAAAACTGCATCCTTGTTGATGGACAACACAGTAATTCGCCCATTTCAAGAGTTGTTGATTGATTCATTTGATCAAATACTTGCCTATAATGACATTGCTTTGAATCTGTATTTTGTCACCTTACAACCATTAGAGTTCACAGAGGTTGACACAACAATACAAAGCCAAGAGGACATTGAAGAAGAGACAGGTGTACAGATGTCCAAGATCAGTTTAAAAGAGATTGATGGGCAAACTGTCTACGAGACAAAGGAAGAAGCCGAAGAGGTAGCAGAGGCACTTGGATGTGAAGGCTCACACGAGCATGAGGAAGATGGAAAGGTTTGGTTTATGCCTTGTGCCACACATGATGATGCGATTAATCTTAAAAAGCCTTGTTACGATGGTTACGAAATGATAGGAATGAAAACCAAGAACGGCAAGAAAGTTCCTAATTGTGTACCTATAAAAGCAAGTGAAGAAATTCCCGAATTAACAGATGAAATGGGTAATGAAATCCTTGCTGAATTGGAAGGTGAGATTATCACAGATGAATGGGAATTAGTAGATGAACGAGAATATGAAGGTGAAAACCTAGAGGAGTGGGCAACACAACTCATTCAACCAAGCAAATCAAAACTTCAAAAATTTGCAGATCAAATTACAGGTAAGCCTAAAGTGTTTTCTGTGCTAGATAAAAGCCTTTACAAAATACGATACAAGTATTTTAAGAAATCTAAGAAGGCAATGAAAAGCGGAAATGAATCTAGGTTGTTTTGCTCAAATATGATGAAGTTGGCAGGGCAAGGAATCATATACAGAATTGAAGATATTGATAAAGCATCAGACAAGGGTGTAAACAAGCGACTAGGACACAAAGGTAAGCCGTATAACCTATTTAAATTCAAAGGTGGTATCTATTGTAGACACGCATGGAAAGAGCAGTTATATAGGCTTAAAAAGAACACAGAAAAAACTGATGATTTTGACAAATACAAGAGAGCAAGAACAATCCCTAAAAGTTACAAGCCTTCCCCAAGAGGATGGAAAGAGGCACAGATTGCTCCTGTAAATATGCCCAATCAAGGAGCGTATCCAACTAAAAAGAAATAAGAAATGGCAACAGTATTATTCATAAATCGCACCGATCTAGTTAGAAATTCCATCTTAGATGGCAATGTTGACACAGATAAGTTCATCCAATTTATCAAGATTAGCCAACAGATAAATATTCAGAATTATCTAGGTACAAAGTTGTATGATAAATTCACAACAATAGTTGGAAATGGTGACATAGATACTGTTCCTTATTCTGATTATAAGACACTTCTAAACGAATACATTCAGCCAATGCTGATTTGGTTTGCACAAGTAGATTATCTTCCATTCGCTGCTTACCAAGTGAAAAACGGAGGGGTATTTAAACACACCTCAGAGAACGCTGAGACAGTTAATAAAACAGAAGTGGACTATCTAGTAGAAAAGGCAAGAACACACGCTGATTGGTACGCTAGAAGGTTTATAGATTATATGTGTTTCAACGAAAACTTGTTTCCCGAATATACATCAAATGTAAACAATGATATTAATCCAAGTTCTGATGCAACATTTAATGGATGGGTGCTTTGAGTTACAAACCAAAAGAAGAAAACATTAAGAAATTAAAGAAGTTTTTATTAAAACTAAAAAAGAATGGCTGATTTATTTAATCAACAAATATCCGCAACATATTCGGGTTTATTAAAAACCACAAGCAATGGTGTTTTAAGTTCATCACTTGCACAAATCACAGATGGTAGAGGAAATGGATCACAGTTGTATCTATCAACTAGCAAGATAAACTTTTACAACGCATACGAGTTTCCAACAAATGATGGTTCAGCAAATCAAGTTTTAAAAACTGACGGAAGTGGTGTTTTAACTTGGGAAGATGATGCTAATACAGGAGGGGTTCAAGTA